TTCCCTGATAAGTCTGGCTATGATGCACATCTCTTTGCAGATTACAACATTTCTGGACCGATGAAGGGCATGGTGTCCCGTCTCAAGTACTTCTCGTATGCGCTCAACTACGCGCACATCGACTCTCTGTACCGCGAGCGCGCAAACACAACAAGCATTGTCCAGCCGTCCACGGATGTGAATGGCGAACAGCCTCCCTACCTCTGGGACGACTGGTGGGTCAACAAGTACTAAATTGTCGGTCTTCGGCGTTTTTTATATGAATTCATGTATGAAATCGTATAAAAATTGGAAGAGAGAATCGTAGGCGCTTTAGCGTGCGAATTTGAGACCACCCAAACCGCTGCTAATCTCCAAAAAGTTCAGCGTCTCTACAAAAGTGTAAAGATTGTATGTATAACCCGCCAGGTAAGGAATCGGCCAAACATCAACATCCATCTCCAAACGGTCAATACGGCTTGTATTAAGACTGCCTGTTGGCTGTTCAATCGTAGATCCATCGAGAGAGAAACTATACGCACTAATTGGCCACATTTCATACTGTGTTCCAGCCGTCAAGTTATCAACTGGTGCTGCATCTCCTTGCATATAACGGAATGGCACATACTGAGTAAAATAATTGGTATCCTCGCTATCAAACAATTGATTACCATTTGCCGTAAAAAATGTGTTGAGTAAAATATCACGCTGCACACCTGGTAAATTGATACTTGTACGACCCAGTGAACCACTCGTTGTAACATTGGGATAAACCGCTGCGTACGAATTGTTATATTTTGGAATTACAATTGGACGATTCGTTCCCAATGTATACATCCAATTCGTCAAGTTCGTACTTTGATTGCGATAGGTGAGCGCATCACTGCGTCTGGCAAAAAATATCAATCGGGTCGCTATATTATGTACATCCAATCTATATGTATTTCTTGTTGAAATTCCATAAAATGTAAACCACTGGACTTGTCTCACATTGTAACGCAGAGTCCTATTTGTAAACATTAATCGCACATCATCCTGTAAGAATGTATAGGTTGCTTCCAAAGTCGCGTTGAGCGGCCAACCATCTAACAAGGGTACCGCACCTGAAATATCCGTCAAAAAGAACTTCATAGAACCACTTAAATCGCTGCTGCCTCCATACAAGTTTGTCATAGAGAGCGGAATATTGCCATAGTACTTTTGGTTCCAAATCTGGGTATATCTATCAATAGAGGTTCCGTTTGGTAAATAAGACGGCGCAAGCGTCTGGACTCCTGGTCGTACCCTGGCTCCTGACAAATCCAGAGTGGTGTATAAATCACGAATCGGGCGCAACTGAATTGTCACTTCACAATCGTGATACTGAAGACCTACGAGTGGTAGTGCATTTGCCGCAAAATCCGAAAACCATAGACCCAGCGGGATACGAAGAATACGACCAGGAATGGATGGTAGATTATTCTGTCCTGGCATCGTATTGTTTGGATTTCCACGCCACGCAATTACATGAGGATATCCCTGCCCCGCCGGCACACTCGGATCCGAATAAATACCGTTTGCCGGATCAAAACATTCAGGAATATCACCCACCATAATACGCCATTTATTATATGTATCACTATCGTAATCTAACATCGCACGGGCAGAAATCCAGTCGCTATTAAACTGCTGTATAATCTGTCCGCCGATCGTAAACGTAATTGTATCAATCATACGAACACCAATTTGACGAACCCATGCAAACTCATAGGCACGATCTACACTAAAACTAGATCCGCTAGGTCTCAGGTAAGCTTTGCTAAAAATATCGGGCAGAGTCATTCGTAGTACCAAATCACTCAATAGATCGCCTTGACGGGGAATTTTGGTTTTTAATAAGATAGGCGCATCGGTCAACAAGAGATTCGGTCCGTCCAACGGAATTTGAATCGGTTCCTGAGAAAAATGCGTATAACGCTCAAACGACTTATAAAAGTAGGTTGTTTGAGGATTTCCATTGAGAATAATGTTCTCATTTCCGTAACAAACTAATGCTAGTAAGCCGCCCGGCATATCTAATCGGGTAAGGATAATTCCTAAAGAGTAAAAGACGCACACTAAGTTAGAAGGTTTATATAATGGCAAGTAATGCTGTTTCTGCTGCTGTAATAAATAGTGTAAATTCCTCCTCTTCGGTAAGCCTCCCTCAGTTCTCTACTACAACCTCATCCCTTACTACACTAATTATATTGGTTGCTGTCATTGTGGCGTGTGTCGGGATGGCAGTGCTTTTCCAATATTATAAATGGCACGAAAGCCCGTGGTGGTCCGATCGGTCTAAAGCGAGTAGTCACCTATGGGACTGGATGGACTCTTTAAAGGACATGACATCGCTCAATTTCTTTGGATCCATGAAAGATATACCCAGTCCGGTCGTTGAAGTCCCTGAAGCACCACTGGCGCCACCGGCGCAAATGGAACCTTTACCAGTAAAACAACCCGCCTGGTGTTTTATCGGCGAAGATCTCACCGGTCGTTACTGTGTAAAGGTACCCTCTGCCAATGCATGCGACCGTGATCGCGTCTTTAATACCGAACAAGACTGTGAATTACAAGCGGCAAATCATATGCCTGCCGGTGTTGTTATGCCGAACAACGGAACAAAACAAACTCCCTTGGTCTCTGGGCTTCTAACACCGTAAATGAATTGCGTCTGCGGGTGTGAAATAACATTACTCATAAACAATAGGAATGAGTAAGCTTTTACGCCAGCTTCAAAATAGTATAGCTTATAATCTTCATGCTGCTACCTATAATCCCGACGCAGAAGCGTATGCGGCACAAAATGATGAGGCAGATAAAGAGGAGAAAGCGGGACTTGATGAAGCATCCGCGGATGCTGCGATTAAAAAAGAGAAAGAGGATAAAGCTGCTGCTGATAAGGCGGCGGCAGAAGCCGCAGCAGAGAAGAAGGCTGCCGAAGATGCTGAGCGAAATACATTTAGTGTCAAACGCATGTTAAAGCGTGCGTTAACAGTCACAAATTCTGTGGTCACAACATTTTTAATAGTGGCATTGGGTATCTTTGGTGCTTCGCTCGCAACAAACATAAATGTTTACAAACCCTTACCGTACCGTATTTTATATTTGATTTACGGCTTTGTGTTCTTTTTTGTAGTCATTCCCTATGTACTCCTATGGCGTTGGTTATACCAGAAGAAACAACCCCGCTTCTACGCTCTCTTTCCTATCATCGGTATGCATCTAGACAATCCTACAACGGCTGCGCTCTTCAGTTGGCTCAGTTTCAAACCGGATGCCGATATGGAACTCTTAGATGGCTGTGCGAAAGCCTAAATTACTTAGCATAATGCTTGTAGGCGGCGAATGCCACAGCGCCGATACCAACGCCCGCAGCAAGATATAACAGCGACTGAGTGTCCAACAATGAACGCCCACCCGCTGCTGTCTGTGAAAATGAAACCTCACCCATCTGGGATAGCCGTCCCATTCCATAAATGAAATCTTTCCACGCAAATTCTGGCTTCTTAAGTTGTTTATTTACCTCGTTGTGCATATTAAACATCCAACGAATAAGTGCCTGCTTTGTGTGTACAGCGTCCTTCACTGGCATTTTGTCCAAATTTATTTTATAATGCTCCTTGCAAATGGGGCAAGGAATCATGTATTGAAGAGATTCAAAGAAGTTGATTGCTGCCGTTTTTTCCTCCTCGGTAGGAAAGTTGGAATATCCAAGACTTACAATATGCATTGTTGTCCAGAAAATTGGTCCCCATACACTAGGACCCATGCCAATTGGCGGAAACTTCTCCTCCTGCGGTGGGGGAGGCTGCTTCATACTCTCTGGCAATGACATTCTCTTGTAATTAGATATTTTCGCGAGGTTGGTTAACCGAAAAAAGTTAATCCGCTTAGGTAATATGGAGTGTGCTAATTGTGGTGAATTTGGTCATACATTCCGGGATTGTCCCGCGCCGGTAATGTCGTTTGGTATATGCGCTGTAAAATATGTTGATAATATCCCATATTATCTCCTTGTACGCCGTAGGGATTCCCTTTCTTATGTAGAATTCTTACGGGGAAAATACAAGATGGATAAAATGGACTATATTCATTTATTAATCAACGGAATGACAATAGAGGAGCGCGGACGGCTTCTCACAAAACCGTTTGATAAACTATGGTCCGAATTATGGAATGGGCAAAATACCCGACAGTTTCGTACCGAATTTGAAAATGCCCGTCGTAATTTTGAAAATCTCAAAGTAACCGGTGATAAGGAAGGCAAAACACTTGAGTATTATATCACTCACGCAACGGGTACATTTACCGAAGCGGAATGGGGATTTCCAAAAGGACGGCGCGCAGTTGGAGAGAGAAAAACAGTGTGTGCTCTACGCGAATTCAAGGAGGAAACCGGTATTTTAGAAAAACGGATCCATATTCTTGATGAACCTCCGCTTATTGAAGAATATCTCGGCACAAACAATATTCCTTACAAACAGACCTATTTTATAGGATGTTGTAAATCCAATGTTATTGCAGCATTACAGCCTCGCAATCATATTATGAAACGCGAGATTGGCGCAATTAATTGGTTTACATTTGAGGATGCAATGGCACATATTCGTATGTCAAATGTGGAAAAGCGAGCGGTCATGACGGATCTTCATCGTCGAATTACGGAGGGTGATTTGCGTGCCAAAATCGGCACCGCTCTTGAATGGGAAGTTTCTTAGTTGTTGTTATAACTCCTGCGAATAAATCTCTGCGTTCTTTTTAGGAATGCCAAATAACGCTAAAAATAACACAAAGAAGAACACGGCGGCGAATAAAAACAAGAAGAACAACGCTGTGAACACGGCAAACAAGAACAAGAAGAACAACACGGCGAACAAAAAGAACAACACGGCGAACAAAAAGAACAACACAGCAAACAAGAAGAACAACACGGCGAACAAAAAGAACAACACGGCGAACAAAAAGAACAACACGGCGAACAAAAAGAACAACACAGCAAACAAGAAGAACAACACGGCAAACAAGAAGAACAACACGGCGAACAAAAAGAACAACACGGCGAACAAAAAGAACAACACAGCAAACAAGAAGAACAACACAGCAAACAAGAACAAGACCAACGGAAATAAGAAGAATTCCGGTAATTGTAACGCGGCTCTCAATTATCTCAAGAAGCGAATGAACAGTAGCCCGGATAAGAACCGTTTTAAACTGGCGGTCAACGAACTTGAGGTTAACTGCTCTAATCTCAATAAGGCTAGCAACACCATTAAGAATTATGTAAATATCACAAAGAAGTGGGTAAACGAGAATAAGAAACGCGGCAACAACGGTAATAAGAAGAACAATACTGTAAAGAATAACACAGCGAATAAGAACAAGAAGAATAATACCGTAAAGAACAATGCAAACAAAAACAAGAACAAGAAGAATAATACTGTAAAGAACAACACAGCGAATAAGAATAAGAACAAGAAGAACAACACCGTAAAGAACAATAAACCAAAGAACAATAAGCCAGCCGCAGCAGCAGCAACAGCAGCAACAGCAGCAACAGCTCGCAAGCGTTGGTAATAGTTTATTTAATAAACACGCACTAAAAGCAGAGGAGATGGATGTTCGTAATGTAATCTCTGCGGACCATCGTGGTGCTAATCCATATGTTGTACAAGATGTTGTTCAACGCATGGACAATACCGAGCTTGAGCGGCTCTGGAATAATGAATGGACCGACTTCGGTCTTCGTGACAGCGTTATAGAGGTCATGAAGCAGCGTGGATTTCGCCCTGAAGAACTTGAACGCCGTGAAACACAATATGGCTTATATCCCGATATATCCGATCCAAATTTTGCATCGCGGCTTGCTAGAAAAACCGAATTCTACGATCTTTCATCCAAGCCTGTAAGCGAAGATAGTTGTAAACAAGCCACGGGTACCTTTGATACAACATCTATTCAACGGCTTGTTGCACGATTTTTACATCCTGACACTCCTTACAATGGGGTTCTGTTGTATCATGGTGTAGGAGTAGGTAAGACCTGCTCGGCAATCACTGTTGCCGAAACATATTTAGCCGCAATGCCCTATAATAAAGTCTTTATCATCTCTCCCAAAGCAATTGCCGAAGGATTTCGCCGTACTATTTTTGATGTAAATCGTCTTGTTGAAACCAGTAAAGAAGAATACGCTTTAACAAAGTCTCTGTGGAAATCGCCCCAATGTACCGGTATGACCTATCTACAACTTACAAATACGATGCAAAATCCTAATAAGGACGAAATTGCTAAAGAAGTTGATAAACTTATAAAGCAACGCTATAAAATTATGGGATATCTTGCATTTGCAAACTGGGTAGAGAATCGCTTCAAAGAGATACCTGATGTGATCACCGGTGAAGAATTGACAAAGCGTAAAATTGCAAAATTAAGTGAACTTTTTGCCGATCATTTAATTATTATTGACGAAGCGCACAATCTACGAGATGCTGAAATTGAGACTATAGTGGCGGCGGCAACAGGAGAAGAGGTCGCCGACGAACCCGATGTCGTCAAACTTACCGAACAAGCCGAAGGTAAAAAACTTACACCAATCCTACAAGATATTTTACGAGTCGCGGAAGGGTTGCGTCTTATGCTTATGACTGCAACTCCTATGTACAATATTGCACCCGAAATAGTTTTTCTACTCAACTTACTCTCCCTCAATGATACCAAAGACGATTCTATGCGTCTGGATGTGGGTCAGGTATTTAAGATTGACGGTCAGTTCAAACCTGGCGGTGATAAAAAACTTGTGACTCTTATCAAACGCTATGTAAGTTACATGCGTGGAGAGAATCCTAATACATTCCCTTTACGCTTAACACCACCTGAGCATGCCGGCATGGACTTTATGGACC